GCTTAATCTCAAGCTGAACACATTCCCATATTCTCGGTTCTATAATCGCCTCATGATCTTCCTCCACATAAAACTTCTGAATCTCCCCATTATTCAATACTCGCTTCTTAGTAAGGAAATCCGCCGTATAGCTTTTCTGCAGAATAGCATCGCCTTTATATTTTTCATTAGCCAACATGCTCTGCAACGTAGTAGACTGCCACTTCGTACTACCATCCCAGTTTCTAATCCCTTCCCTTTCAAAAATCCTCTTGATATAATCCACGGTCTTCCCACTTAAGAATTCCTCATACAACCGTTTTACTATCTTCGCCTGCGCCGGATTCACTACCAATTTCCCATCTTCATCCGTATCATAACCCAAGAACCGTTTGGTACTCATCTTATGCTTTCCGATTTCAAACCTTCGCCGGATTCCCCATGTAGAATTCTCTGAAATAGAGCGGCTCTCGTCCTGTGCCAAGCTGGACAGAATGGTAAGCAGCACCTCCCCTTTCGCATCAAGCGTATTAATATTCTCTTTCTCAAAAATAATGCCAATGCCCAACTCCTTCAACTCCCGCACATAATTCAGACAATCTAACGTATTCCTTGCAAACCTGCTTATGGACTTAGTAATAATCATGTCAATCTTCCCTGCCCGACAATCCGTAATCATGCGGTTGAATTCATCCCTTTTCTTAGTATTGGTTGCAGAAATGCCCTCATCGGCATAAGTGCCTGCGTATTCATAAAGGGGGTTTTCGTTTATATAAGTGGTATAATAATTCACCTGATTTTCATAACTTAATAACTGCTCTTCTTGGTCGGTTGATACTCGGCAATATGCTGCCATCCGGAGTTTCCTCACAGACTGCTTCCTGCTGGAATCCGATGCCAAACTCTCTCTTGCTGGTATAACGGTAATGCTTTTTGCCATTCCTTAAAACCTCCTCTACAACCATTTTCTCTGTAATATCCTGTTTTTGTACCTCCGTATCCGGTACCCGTACACCCTTACAAACCTGTTTTCCCTTTTCAATATAAGTGCTGCATATCCACTCAATCTTTTTCTTATAAACCTGCCGCCGCCTTAAATTCTTACCGCAGTATGGGCATACCAGAAGACCGCTTAAGGGGTATCGGTTCTGATACTTTGAGGTTCCCCCTGTTCCAATATTCTTTTTCTTTTTCCGATTTTTCGTTACTGCCTGCACCCGTTCCCATTTTTCAGATTCAACAATGGCTGGATGGTTATCCGTAATGTAATAACTTTTCACCTCTCCACGGTTTTTCCTGGTCTTATTCCTTTGGTTCTCTGGCGTGTAATATTTCTGCAAATGAAAATCACCCTTGTACTTTTCGTTGGAGAGTATGCCTGCAATTGTGCCGCTTTCCCATTCCACACCCGTGATGGTGGTTACACCCAGATCATTCAACAGCTTCGCCAGCCGGAAGGTGCCGACTCCCATCAGATAAATATCAAAAACCAGTTTTACAATCTCCGCTTCTTTCCGGTTAATCTTCAACTCTCCATATTCATCCTTGTCATATCCAAGGAAACGAGATGTGGTAATCATCACCTCTCCCCGTTCAAATTTTTTCTGGATGCTCCATTTGTTGTTCTCGCTCATGCTCCTGCTTTCTTCTTGGGCAAAAGAAGCGAGGACGGCAAGCATCATCTCACCATCTCCGGAAAGGGTATTGATATTCTGTTCTTCAAAAAAAATACCGACACCAAGTTCCTTAAGCTCTCTTGCAACTTTCAGAACGGTGACGGTATTCCTCGCAAACCTTGATATGGATTTTGTGATGATTAAATCAATTTCCCCTGCCTTTGCCTTATGAATCATCTCTTGGAACTGTGGTCGGTTTTCACAATAGCCGGAGATTCCCTGATCCGCATAGACACCGGCAAACTCATACTCCGGATTGGAAGTAATCAGTCTCTCATAGGTGGCTGTCTGATTTTCCAGCGAATCCTCCTGCCTGCGGCTGTCCGTAGAAACCCTGGCATAGGCACAGGTTCTCTTTTTCCCTATTTTCTCTGGCTGTCTTGTCTCAATTATCTTTACTATCATCGCTGAACCATCTCCCCAAAATACTCTTCCGTGAACTGCCTAATCCGCTGATACATCTGCTGCGCATCCTCCGCATCTTTTGTACACATTACATCTACATGTGCTTTTTCGCAAATTCCCATAAACTCCATGAACTGTTTCCAGTCACGGGCAACCATGGAAGATGAAACACTTATCACCACATCAATGTTCCCCGACTTAATTTCAGATTTTAAAAGAGCAAATTTCTTTCTGTCTGGATTATTTCCTGATGCCACTTCGAAAAACAGCTTTATTTCCCATTCCTGCTTACCATACCGCTTTTCCAGAGTGCTTAAAACGGCATCCATGAATTGAGTATAATCTCTGTCTCGATGATTCATCCTACAGTAAAATGCTGCCCGTTTGGTTTTTCCTGATATTGTCATAAATATAGGTACTCCTTTCGTTTTTTGGTAGTCTATTAATCACTCTGAACCCCAAATAAGTCAAGCAGATAAGCGGTTTCCACCTCACTATTTTTCAGTCCTTCCAAACATAAAAAACAAAGCGAAAAAAATTAGCCCGGCAGGGAAATCCCCACCAGGCAGCATTTCTTCTGCAGTTATATCCGTGTGGCATAATCAAGGGCAATCCACCCAGCTCCGGATTTCAGCTTTCCCCATCCGCCAGCCGAACCTGCACCGGATTTCACCTCCATGATGGTAAAGACTCCAATGCCTGTCTTATGTCCAGTTACAACATAATTCGTTCCGGCTCCTGTTCGAATATTCAGATCCGTGATACCGACCTTCACTTTAAAAGGTGCACCGGAATCTCTATTCGTTTCTGGCAGACTCTCCAGATATTCTACATACTGTTTCCCAGTGGTAATAAACAAACCGGATTTTAACTGGTACCAGTTTTTGTCCTCACTGATTCCTACCACGGTAAACGTGCCTTCGTGAATGACCTGATTCACATTATCACCAATGGAAGGTGAGGTACGGATATTCAGCCCATCACTGCCTTTGTAAATCACACGAGCATATCCAAATATAGGATTTACATTCTGACCGGAATTATTGGAAATTGCACCACTGGAATTACCGATGATATTTTTCAGGATGGCAAGAATCTTTGCTCCGTATCCGGCTCCGGCAGCCCAGCCTTTTCCCTGTGGGTTCTCCTGGATGCCCAGCCACTCCACGTATTGTGCCGAGCCTCTCACTACATATTTGAAACGTGGGTCGATATTCTCATTTGCCAACGCATCCATACTTGCATAAGCTTTTAGGTGCTGAATCTGGCAGCGGATACCTGATTGTGGAGCAGCAAAGCTCAATCCTTTCATGCCGTTCTGGGTCACTCCCATTCCGGCAAAATTATTCTGATCCAAAGTAACCGCTGACTGGGAAAAGCCAAAGTTCTCGGTTTCCAGGCAGCTTTGTGCAAAGGCAATATCTCCACGGATACCCTCTGCCTGTCCTTCTGAAAGATAAAACGGAATCATATCAAGAACAGACTGTGCCACATCTGGATTCTTCTGCCTAAGATATGCCTGCATCTGCTCTGCGGAACCGACTGCATTTCCCATGATTCTGCAATAACCGCTTGTACTATCCGATTTCTTCACGCCAAAGTATTCTGCAATGGTATCTGCTTCTGCTTTTGCCAATGCCCTCAGGTTATCATAATCTAACAGCCAGTTGGTAACACGGGTGTTGGTATGGAAGGAATGCTCTAAAATAATGCCCGGTGTTCCAACAGCCGCAGCCCCACGGAGCACACCATAGTACTCTCCGTTTGCTCCCTGCCTTGTGGCTGTCCTTGCTTCCTGATTCGTTCCCATGACACGCTGTACCGCCTTTGCCAGTTTCAGACCAATGTCGGTACTTGAGCCATTCAGCAGCACATATGCCACCGGATAATCCACGGATTCATTGACATAACTTCCTACTGCATTGGAATGATCAGATATAAACAGACTGCATCCTGCAGATGCTGCCCCTCTGTCATACAGCCCTCTGTCCGTTTCCTGATTGCTTCTTGTGGTAATGACTTCCATTCCATATTCCTCTAAATATTGTTTTTGAAGAAGGTGCAGCTTCCACACCATATCACTTTCATAATATTTTCCATTCGCCGGAGACTGATTGTATTTCCCATAATGTCCGGCATCCAGACAGATTTTAATTCCCATCATAACCTCTCTTTCCCAAAAAAACACACCGCCAAAGCGGTGCCTACTCTTCCTTTTTGTCTTTCAATTGTTCTAAAATGTCCTTAAGCTTCTGCGGAACAGGCAGACCAATCAAAGCCGCATTTTCCAAGATGGAAATCCCTTCATTGGAAAGGTAAAAGAAAATGACTGCGGTTCGGATAATGCTCCCCTGCTTCAGCAGATGGGTATCAATGATATGCCCGATTGCCACCAGGCAGAAAATCAACACCTTTTTAAAGATGCCCTTAAATCCCACTTCACTGGATAACTTTTTCTGAATGACCGCCAGCATAATCCCCGTAAGATAATCGATGATGACAAATACCAAAAGGGCATATAAGAAGCCATCAAAGCCGCCCAAGAACCATCCCATAAAACCGCCAATTGCTGCGAATACACACTGCATCCAAGTTACAAATTCCTTCATTGTTTCGTCCTTTCTTTCTACATTTGAATATAAAAAAAGCAGCCTCCTTAGATAACTGCAATTCTCCGTTCCCTTATTCTTCTGTTAACGTGTACGTTATTTTCATCGTCTTATCTACCGTCTTAACAACAGCAGAAGTCAGATTATTAATGGTAGCCAGATACGGCGTCAGAAGATACATGGTACGGTACTTTGAACCATAGCTTCCTCCCCATCCCAGCAGGAAGTTTTTGTACTGGAACAACGGTGTTGCTGCATCATTTAGCCTTGTGCTCCCCTGCGTGTGGATAACCCGGTCTGAGATTGTAATCTGAAAATCCCCACCGATAATCAAATCCCCAATCAACATCATGTAAACCTCACTAGTACCGGAACTACAAAGCGGCTTAAACTGGGAGGTGAATCCAAATGCAATCAACGTCACATCTGCAGAGTTCGCAAGATTGATTTTATAAATTCCCTGCTTACCATATGCCATCGCATACAGATAACCTTTTCTGACACAGCATTTCACATATCTCTTCGGATACGTATCATCCGGATTGCGACTCCCGACTTCAATCAATGCAGCGTTCGACAGTGTCCAGCTTCCTTCTGCAAAGGAATAGTCCGTTTTGGAAATCTTTATCCAAAGCATGACCGCATTTCCGCTGGAATTGGACTGATTGGAAAATCCATACCAGTATCCGTCACCGCCATCCATGAACTCCCCATATTTCGTATAAGACCCATAGAACATAAACTGGACAGGCTGAATCACCGTGTCCTTAATCACGGTATAAGAGGAATCGTCCAATGTTTCGTTTATACCAACCGTAAAAATAGGAATATGAACTTTCCGGATTCTCACCCCTGTACTTTCATAGGTGATGGTGTAAAAACAATTTCCTTCAAAATCCACTTCCACCGCTTCAAACAACACCAGCAGTTCCGCTTTCGTCATGGCAGACGGGAGGGAAATGCCTTTTAACTTCAAAAATGTTGTACTGTCATTTACTAAGCTGCCATAAGCGTTTGCACCTCCCTGTGCACTGGTCAGTGCCACAGCCGCTATTGTTCCGTTTCCCTGGCTTGGGGTAAATTCCCATACAAACTTATAGCCATTATCTATCTTCTTGCTTTCTGTCTGGTTCATACTGCCTCTTGCCAGATTCGCTGTTGCATTTACATCATTGGAAGCATATGCCACCGGCATATTCCCGGAAAGCGTATAAATGTTGTCTGTATTTTCATCTAATGCCTGTGAGAATAACAGGATGCCACCTACCATATTGGGACAGATTGGCAAGAGGTTTCCCTGCCAGGCAATCCCATCGTAACTGCTTCCAGCCTCATAAAACACCCCCATTGGATTTAATCCCAGAATGTTATTCACCGAGTTTGTCACCATGTTTTCTTCCGTTATGACGGTTACTTCGTCTGTATTTACATCGGTCAATTCTATGGTCATATTTCCTTTTAACTGCATTTTTAATCCTCCCAACTCATATCGACCGGTCTGCCAAATGCACCGATTGCCGCCATGCCGATACTGTCTGCCATATCCGTTTTCATTTCCTCCATTGTCTGGAAAAAAACATCATCTGCAATTGCCTCTGTAATGAGACTTGTCTGTACTGAAAATGGAGCAATGCTCTCTTTCAATGTAATCGTACCATCCCAAGCCATCGCTGCCGCCATACTCTGCCCACTGATGGAAGCAATGCATCCGCCCGTTTCAATCATGCCGTTCCCTCCGGTTATCCGCAGATATACATTGAACGTATTGGTGATATTCGGTGCCAGATGATCCACAGGATAATAAAGAGACAGGATATGCTTTCCACTTCCCCATGTTTCCGCTGGATGATGGATCAGGATTTTCTCATCATTAAACTCATAAGATACAAAAACCTCAGCTTTCCCATCTTCAGTAAATGTTATCGGAAGTTCCACTTCCACGCTGACATCATTTGTGATGCTGCTCCCATCCTCTGCTGCCCCTGGAATTGGAATGACAACCGTACCTTTTGCTTTTCCGTTCTTTGTAACCTGTCCGGCCATGGCATCCACAAGCACCGCCGCCTGAAACTGCACATGGGTTTCCTCACTTGCCGCAAACTCTATGCTGATTATCCTCACATCTGTCTCCCCAATGCTATATCCGGAAGCGTTAGTAAAGGTATGGATTCCTATCCTCCCCGCTTCGATCTGGTTCAGCAGCCCGGAAATGTTTTTATCATTTTTAGATTTTGCCTGTGCCAATCTCGGATTCTTTCCGACACATTTTAATTTATGCTTTCCATTTATTTTGCAGGTATATCCGGTAACGCAGGATAGCTGCTCTTCATCTGCCTGGCCGCCTGAGAAGATAAGAACATCTCCCAGATCCAGTGCCGGATTTCCTATGGTATCCGAATCAAAAGGAATATAGCAGATGACCGATAAATCAGCTAAGATATTTTCCAACAGCTTCTTTCTTGTTTCCTCAAGACCAAACTGCAATAATGGGTTAATGCCAAGGTTCATGGTTAATCCGTCATCCGGCTCTAAAGCATAATACTCCGCTATCTGCGACTTTACATTGGTGGAGCTGATGGCCGTATAACGGGTGATGAAATCTGAAAAGCTGCTTGTAAATCGATGCCTATCGGAAATGGTTATTACGGATGTACTGCCATATTTGCGAAGTTCCAGACTCCCCTCTCGATTAATTGCGAAAAATCCGCCCAGCACCTGACCTACAAAGAAAAGGACATCCCGGTACGTTTCAATATCATTTTCAGGATAAATAGACAGCATCTCTGCTCCGTTTGGCATTGCTTCTATCTCCTCCTGCGTATGTGCCAGTTCCACATTACAGGCTTTACAGCATAAAGAAAGCAGGGCATATGCATTCCCCACTGTCTCAAACCCATTAGAGTGCTTTTCAAATCGAAGCATGTAATCATAAGCTTTGATTTCCAGGCACCGTCTGGTCCGGTTTGCCTCGCTTACCTCAAAAATCCCCATCGGCACAGTTTCATAAGTGACTCCGGCAAGCTGCAGATGATAGAATATCCTTACTGTTGCACCCTCCAGCGTATAGCGGTCGATGGAAGAAAACAAAGAGATTCCCAGTTCGGCTGCATACACCGTGCCAATCTCAATCTCAGCATTTCCACAACACTGGCTGGTAATATAGCCGGAACCTTTGACAATGTCCGCCTTCTCAAACTCATAAACCACTCCCTTTTTGGTTTCAATACTTCCTGTCCAGAAAAATTCACGGGTGTTCTCCTGTACTGCCTCTAAAAATGCTTCGCTAACCGGATACATGAAAACACCTCTTTCCTTAGAATTCTTTCAATGTGAAAGACACTGTCCAAAGCCCTTTATACGAAGTATCTTTTCTCAGGCTGGCTTTGTAACCTTCCACATACATCTCTGTCCGCCTGGCTTCAAGCGTTTCCGTATCAAAATAATCCACCGTGATTTTCTTTTTTAGTTTAAACTCCGTCAGCTTCTTCAGCCATTTGGAACTGACGGAAAAAGATACTTGAATGGTAACCACCCCTGTCCGTACCACATCCCTCTGGATGGTTCCGGCTTCCGTCTCTCCTCCGGAATCTGCCACTACATCATTCATCTCCACATCATAGGAATCCGGAAGCGGCAGTGTCACACCATCAAATATCAGATATTGAATAAATGCCATGCTATCTGCCTCCCGATTTCAGATTTTGTCTGGACTGTGCATTTACAATCACTTCATCAAGCAGCGTCCCACCAAGGTATACCGGAATGACAATATCTCCCGTATTACCGGATGGGAGATTCCCCACCATCTCCTGAATGCCTGACATCATCCGGCTTAAGGAATCCATGGAATAGGTCTGCTGCCTCGTCATGTCTGACGTACTAACATTAGGGCTTAACACCATATCAGAAGCAACACCCTTCACAGCCTTTTCCACCAGACCACGGCTTTTCTCAATACCATTTGCAAGACCACTCATAAAATCCGGCATCCATGATTCATAGTCTGTCAGTGGTCCTTCATCCGGCACAGAGAAATGCAGGAAGGAACGGATTTTTTCTGCAATACTTTTCACCGCATCCACCACATTTCCGATTGCTCCCTTAATCCCATTTGCAATCCCATTGACGATATCTGCTCCCCATGTCCATGCACTGGAAGCCAGCCCCTTCACGAAACTTACTGCTTGGTCAAAGCCTCCCTTAATGGCATTATAAATATTACTCATGGCATTGCTGATGCCACTGACAATCCCTTGAAAAATATTCGAAATGGTAGTCTTTATGGTAGTCAGCACTGAGGAAACCGTATTTTTCACCGTATTCCACACAGTTGATATCGTATTGCTTACTACAGCCATTGCCGTAGTGACCACTGTCTTGATAGCATTCCATACCGTATCGATAATTGTTTTGATTGTATTTAAAACGGCGGTAATGACGGATTGAATCGTACTCCATGCAGCGGTAAGAAAAGCCTGTATTGCTGTCACCACAATAATGACTACATTTTTTATGGCTTCCCATACCGTACTAAATACCGTCTGAATGGCAGTTAAAACGGTGATAATGATTGTCTTATAGAAATTGAATTTAGCCGTAATCAGGGTTGAAATCACTTCCAACACGGTGTAGAATACGTTTTTAATCCCCTCCCACAACTTGGAAAAGAATACCGCCATGCCATTCCAGAGATTCTGCCCAACCGATATAATCCCGTTCCAAAGGTTCGTCAAAAACTCCCCGATGGCATTCCATACCGTAACCACGGCTGTCTTGATGGCTTCCCATACCACAGCCACCGCCTCCCGGAACCATTCGCACTTGTTCCATAAAAGAATAATAATAGCAATGACTGCCGCTATGGCAATCGGCACAATGCCTATGGTGGCAACTACTGCTCCAATGGCCGGAATCAAGGTTCCTGTTACAAATGCAATCACACCGGAAACAGCCCCTACAATCTGCGGCACTACCGTCATAATCGTGCCGACAGCTCCCACCACTTTGCCAATTACAATGAGTACCGGGCCGATTGCGGCTGCCAATAATGCAATGGTAACCACCATCTTCTTCGTACCCTCGTCCATTCCATTCAGCTTATCCACAAACCCTTGAATCCATGTCACGATCTGACGAATGGCCGGCATCAGGATTTCGCCAAAGGAGATCGCCAGCTCCTCTAACTGGCTTTTTAAGATAGTCAGCTGACCGGCCAGGTTATCCTGCATGGTCACTGCCATAGATTCCGCTGTACCGTCACAATTGGTTATGGCATTATTTAACTTCTCAATGTCTGCCGGGGCTGCATTCATAATCGCAAGGAAACCGCTCATCGCATTTTTCCCAACAATAGCCTCGGCATTGGCAGCCCGTTCCGATTCCGACATCTGCGAGAAAGCCGTCCTGCAATCCTTAAGGATATCTCCAAGACTTCTCATGCTTCCATCAGCATTGGTGGTCTGTACGGTTAGCTCCCCAAAGCTGGCACCTGTAAAAGTCACCTCTCCCTGCAGGCTGGTCAGCATGGTACGCATGGCGGTACCAGCCTGGGAGGACTTGACTCCTGCATTCGCCATAAGACCGATGGCTTCTGCGGTATCTTCCGCACTATAGCCAAGTGCACCGGCTACTGGGGCACAGTATTTAAATGTCTCTCCCATCATCGCCACGTTGGTATTGGCATTGCTGGATGCCGCCGCAAGAATATCCGCAAAATGTCCGGAGTCCGCTGCAGTCATTCCAAGGGCAGTCAATGCATCCGTCACGATATCCGAGGTTGTTGCCAGGTCTTCTCCACTGGCAGCGGCAAGATTCATAATCCCTTCAATACCATTTAGCATATCACCTGTTTTCCAACCGGCCATTGCCATGTAATTCATGGCTTCTGCTGCTTCCGATGCAGAGAATTTTGTTTTTGCCCCCATTTCACGGGCTTTTTCACGCAGCCTATCCAAATCTTCCCCAGCGGCACCAGATACCGCCGCCACCTTACTCATGGCAGAATCAAAATCCGCTGCTGTCTTGATCGCCATCGTTCCAAGTGCGGTTACGGTGGCAGTAACAGGTAAAAATTTCTGACCGACGGATTCAATGTTGGAGCCGACAGACTTCAGCTTCTCTCCGGTAGCACTAATTTTTTGTAAGGCTACTGCGGACTGATCTGCCTGCTTTTCCAATTCCTCCAGTGCTTTCTCTGTTTCAACGATTTCTCTCTGCAAGGCATCATATTGGCTGGCACTGATTTCTCCTTTTGCTAATGCCTCCGCTGCCTGCTGCTGTGCGGTCTTTAAAGCCTCCAGCTTCTCTTTCGTTTCCCCTATGGCCTGAGTTAAAAGCTTCTGCTTTTGTGCCATCAGTTCCGTGTTGCCGGGATCCAGCTTTAATAGCTTATTGACATCCTTTAATTGGCTCTGTGTATCCTTGATTTCCTTATTCACTTTTGATAGGGCGGTGGACAGTTTTGTAGTATCACCACCAATCTCTACCGTGATTCCCTGTATTCTCGATGCCACAAATTCCACCACCTTTCCCCGATCTAAAAAAGACCCTTAAGTATCAAACTTAAAAGTCCTGTCTGTTAAAAATGATTCATATCTTCCTGTGTAGCTAAAACCGCATATTCACAATCATCATTCCGGCTTTCTGCATACATATCATTAATCAATCCGATGGACAACAGCTCCAAATCCTGCATGGAAAGCCCCAATTGCACACAGCGAAGTAAAAATAATGGAGTGGTCATTTCACGCTCTGTAGGGCGAAGTTTTTTTTAGCTTCCACATCTGTCTTTATATTTAATCCCCATAGTTCGATAAGCTGCGGCAGAATCTGATAAATAGAAAAGGTGTTAAACTCATCCAGCCAAACCTCCGGTGAATCGGCAATCTTAGGATCCGCATGTTTTGCCATCACAAATGCGATATTCTCAAACATCTCCAGGCTAAACAAATCCAGATTGGAGTTCTCTTCATCCGATACTTCAACACTCTTTTCCAAGGCCTGCAAATCCTTATAGATATCTCTCTGGAATTTCAAACGGTATATTCGGGGAATCGCTGCGGAAGCTTTAAACGCTACTTCCTGTCCGTCAATTTCTATTCTCTTCATAATGCTCATGACTAAAACTCCTCCTCATCTGTTGTCGATAGCGAAAGATCCAGAGATGCAGGTGATACTCCTGTGCTCACTGTTGGCATATACACAGCCTGATACCAATCTGAATAGACACTTTCTGCCGTCTTATCTCCGGTCTTTGCTTTCACATAGCCATTCGCTAAAGGTCTGGCTTTCACTGCCAATGTTTCCGTCTGTACCTTTCTGGATTCCTCATTGGTCTTGGATTCAATCTTTGGGCGGGATGCCGAGCAGTTATACAGCACATGGCGGATTTTCTTAATATCACCATCAAACTCAAAGAGCAAGGCAAAGCTCCCTGTCTCATTATGGGCATTTTCTACCAGCACCTTATTTTCATCTGCTTCCTCTTTTAAAATGTCCATTCGAAAAGACTCTGGTATCATCGCAAGCTCCAAATCCCCATCATATCCCATGTTGTTATTAATGATGTAATATTCCACACCATCGGCATAGAAGGATTCCGGTTCCCCATTTGGGTCAAGGCTTAAAGATACTGCGCCGGGTATCGCCACTGGTGCTGCAAAAGAAACCTCCCCCTCCTCCGTCACAGTAACCGGCGCATAGTGGACATTACAGATATTGAATTTTACTTTGTTATTCATTCGCTGCCTCCATTTCATAAAGCACCTCATACAGACGCTCCGATGCAATCCATACTTCGCTTTTCGCATAAAAAATACCGTGCTTCTCCAACACGGCTTCGATACTTTTCTCCAGTTCGATATTCTTTAAGTCCGTATAGACTTCGATAACCAACTGGTTGATTTTATAATAGGGCATCCCATCCGCCGAAAAGTTGTCTGCCCTTGGATACAGGAATACCGCAAAAGGCGGATCCGGTGCTTCTCCCTCCACAAAGTGGTCATAGGCATAGGGTAATTCCATCTCTTTCATCATCATAATCACTTGTTCATGCGTCATTTTTTCAGTCCCCTTTCGATTCCCCCCGTCAGTTCCCTGATTCCGGCTTCTTCTGCCGGAGCGATGTGGGGAATGGCGGTTACTCTTCCTCCGCCCCGTTTTGCATGACCTTTTTCCAAAAGGTGGGTCAACATATATCTCGTTGGGGAATGTACCACCACAAGCAATTCGCTGCTGCTTTCTTTGAGCGTCTTCACCCTCCAGCTTTTCTTATATTTTCCGGTCAGTTTAGGCGCACTGCCTTCAATCTCTTTCTTTACAGTATTACCTGCCTTCTTTACACATTTTTTCATCTCATCGGTAGCAAGCTCGGCATACTCTAATAATCCCTCCATGATGGCATCCGCCATCTCCTCCACGCTTACTGTGTTAGCCACATCCTCACCTCTTTGCAACAGATGCCCTGATTTTCAACATCCTGTTCTGATAAAAACGATTGTCGATAAAAGTAATGTTATAAATCCGATTACGAAATAAGATACGGTAATGCTCTGAATCCATGCAGGCAGTCTCTGAGCAGTAACGAATCAGAAAATATAGTTCCTTCTCCTCATTTACCTGTGCCGCCTCCCAATATTCCCTGCCGGATAAATTATTCGCCAGTGTGCTGCACCTGTAATAATCCTCCCAGATAAGCTTATGGTTTCCTGCCGCATCGTTTCCCACCGTGCTTTTCTGGATGATGATTTTATCCTTCCATTGCCCTAATGCCAATTAAAACACCTCCTGGCGTATTCCAAAAAGAAGGGAACGCAGAGTCTGTGTCAGATCATCATGATCGGCTTCCTCCCGATGCTCATACAAATATGCCACTGCATACAGGACGGAGATCCTAACCATTCTGGTTTCTTTTGTAAGCTGCTCCATATCCACTCTGGCGATATCTGCACTCATCTGTTCTCCTGTGGCAATCAGTCCGGTAATGAACTCATCTTCATCTGAAGAATCCAGCCGGAGGTACTGTTTCGCCTCTTCCAATGTCACTATCACTGCATTCACCTCTCTCTTCCATGACAACATATCAAAACCAAAACTAATGATTGACTAGGCCTTAAGCGTCATTGTTTTAATAGCCTCTGATAAAATCAGCTTGCCATCCACTCTCTGGGAGGCTAAAAATCCCACCTGTCCTGTAGCTGCAAAGAGTTCATTCAACCGCTTAAAGGAACGACCCTGTCTGTCGGCAATCCAGTAATAAGAGAAGTCACCAAATACCATCACCTTATTTCCTGCTTCCAATACCGGGGCATAAGAAGTGGTATAATACGGACGGTTCAAAATCATGTCTGGTACTCCCGCCTGCACGCTCGGCTGCCAGATATAATTGTTATTGCCGTCTTTTAGCTTCCTAAGAGCCTTAACGGTGGAATCGTTCAATGCCCACACCGCTTTCTTACGATACGGTGATTTCAGGGAATGGAACAGATCCATCACATCATCAAAGGTAATGCTTGCTCCCGTTGTAGTGACACCGCCAGAAGCACCGCCTGTTGCATGAAAGATACCTGTCGGCTTTCCGGTACCGTCACCGATAAAGAACGCTTCTTCCTCCTTTGCCCCGATTCTGCGGCCAAATTCTTTAGAAATATAGGCTTCTAAATTGAAGGCACTATCGTTTAAAAGCTCATCGGATACCTTTAACATCGTGGCTACCTTATAAGTGCCAATGGATACCTGTCCAAAGGTATCATCTGATTCTGGGTAAGCACCCTCTTCATCAATCCAGGCGGCTGCGCCTTTAGAGGATACCACCGGGATTTTCCTGTCACCGCTTGATGTCTGAATCACAGTGGCCAGCTTTCGGAAGATATTTTCCTCTTCCAGTGCTTCTACTAAGGTTCTTTCAAACTCATCTGGTACCAGATAACCTCCCTCGGAATCTGTGCCTACCTGTAAGGCATTTTGCACATCGTAGTAGTTCTTCTTACGCATATTGTTCCAGAAAGCCTTTTTGTACTCGCCGGATGCACGCCCGGTTTTTTCTTTTCCGGTCAGATTCTTCTGTGGTGCATTGGTAATGGGAGAAGATGTCGGGCGGTTTAACTCTGCATCAATGGCAGACTGTCTTTCCAGCCTCTCAATCTCCTTGCCCAGATTCACCACATCGGTTTCCATCTTTTCATAGGAAGCGGTATCCTCTGCAGATAGCAGACCGTCATTTCCCCGCCTAGCATCAAGGAATGTCTTAGCCGCTTCCCATGCCTTTGCTCTTTTCTCTCTCAATTCCAAAATCTTATCCATAATAAAATTCCTCCTTATTAGTGTGAGATGAGACTCAGTCTCTTATAAAACTGCTCAATCGGTGTCTTTTTGCCTTCCGGCTTCGGAATTAACTTAGACAGCAGGGAATTGGTAACAGCTGCCCTTGAAAATAGGATTGCTTCCAGCTCATCTCTATTTTCTCCCTCTTTTTTTGCATTTCCCTCCTTTTTCTCAAAGAGGATTTTATCTGCGAACCCCAATTCCAATGCTTTTCTGGCATTAAACCATGATTCGGTATCCATCAAATGAGAGAGGCGGGTACGGGAAATCCCCGTCTTTACCTCATAGGCATTCATGATACTCTCCTTAACTTCTGAGAGCATATCGATTGCCCTTGCCATCTCCTTTTCATCTCCAATGGCTATCGTCATAGGGTTATGAATCATCATCATGGCAACAGGGGACATCTGCACCTCTGTTCCTGCCATCGCAATAACAGAAGCCGCCGATGCTGCCAGACCGTCAATCTTGACCGTGACATTTCCCTTATAGTCCATCAGCATGTTATAAATCTGTGCAGCTGCGAACACATCACCGCCGGGAGAATTAATCCAGACCGTAATATTGCCTTCCCCTGCCAAAAGCTCCTCCCTAAACAGCTTTGGCGTTACTTCATCGCCATACCATGTTTCATCTGAAATTTCTCCATTTAAAAAGAGGGCTCTCTCACCCTCATTTCTTACCCAGTTCCAAAACTTGCGTTTCATATCTTCCTGCCTTTCTGCAGCAAACCAGTATGCTTTCGATTCGCCGCCTTTTATGCTTTTGGCTGCATACCTCCATCTGCAGACTGCATAGCAAAAGCTCCTGCATCCTTAAGCTTTGTCATACTTCCATTGACCAGATACCAATCGCCTCCTTCTTCATCCGGGATCGGATTCAAGTCCTCCATCAGACGGATATCATTGGCAGAAAGCCAGCCATTCTGCCGCCCTATGGAATACCCATTCATTCTGCTTTGGTAATCACCACGAAGCAGTCCATCCACGTTCAGTTTAATGAAATATTCCTGCTTTTCTGCCGGAAGAAGCAGTGTCTTGCAAAGTGCCTGTTCCCACCGTACCACCCACGGATCCAGTGTATATTTCACAAACTCCAGAGACTGTTTCTCAATGTTGGAAAAACTGGATTTCTCCAGGTCTCCTACCATATGGGGCGGTACCCGGTAAAGCCTTGCAATTTCATTAATCTGGAATTTTCTCGTCTCTAAAAACTGTGCTTCTTCCGGCGGGATGCCGATCTGCTGATATTTCAGTCCTTCTTCCAGCACCGCCACCTTTCCCGCATTACGGGAGCCGCCATACACGGAATGCCAGCTTTCCCTTACCTTTGCCGGATCCTTTAATACTCCAGGATGCTCCAGAACACCGCCCGGATTTGCACCGTTGGCAAAGAAACTGGCACCATATTCCTCACAAGCCAGTGTCATGCCCACAGCATTCTTTGCCATGGCAATAGGGGAATAACCTACCAGACCGTCAAAACCAAGGCCGGGGATGTGCAGCACATCCTGCTGTCTGAGATAAATTTCTCCATTTTCCTTGAAGTTTGGGTTCTCGTCTGAGTTTCTGGAATAGATGTAATAAATCTCTCCATTATCTGCCCGGTCAACCTCGATTTTGTCAGGTAAAAGTGGATAAAGACCCATCACCTGACCTCTGCCATCTCTTATAATTTGTGCATAGGCATTACCCCAGACTAAAAGATGGCTCATCAACGTTTCCCGAAACACGAAAGAAGTCATTTCCTCGTTCGGCTCATCATGAAGGATGCGGTAAAGCGGATGGTCATATACCCGCATCTTTCCGGTATCCGTATACTTATAAATATGAAGCGGCAGAGATGCTACCGTCTCTGCAAGAATCCGTACACAAGCATACACCGCCGTGGTCTGCATGGCGGTTCTTTCATTCACAGGCTTTCCGCTTGTACTTCTTCCAAAGAAAAAAGAATAAGCAGAACCGCCGTAGCTGTTCTTGGGCTTATCCCGTGGAAAATTATTCTTCCATGCACCTCTGATTCCTAAAATTGAACTAAGTCCCATAATGTCTCCTTAAAAAATGGCAAAAAGAAAGCACCTCCGGAGAGATGCCTAATGCCTATTTATTTGCTGATTTTACTATCTGAACTCACTGATAAACTGGAATTTGTAACAATCTGGTCATTTCAAAACTTCTTCTATTTCCCACTACAATCAATATATTTAGTAATTGGAACTGTTTCTCCACCAACAATCAGATTTCCTTGACTGAAAGCCGACAGAACCTGGTATGAACTTTCATCCAAAAGGTTTCTGTTTTTTTCTTCAAGCATAAGACTGATCTGGTTCATTACTTCCTTTGTCTCTAATTCTTCCAACTGTTTCTTCGATGCCTCAAGTTTTTCTGGGTCTGTTCCATCATCGGAAACTATGGTATTAGTCAGAATTCTTATGCAAGTTGCTGTGACAAGAACACTTTTCTTTAAAATATCTATAACTTGGTGTATCTCTTCTGGACTATGAAACTCTTTCTCGAAATTCTGTTCTTTAACTTTTTCCACTTCAACTGGTGTAGTTGATTTATTTTCTTCTGCTTCACGTAATAATCTGCTTGCTTTAGTTTCTTTGCCAGCCAGTCCGTCTTTTATACCTTCAACATAAACCTTCTTGTTTTGTGCAAATTCCTTTATTGCATGTTTTGCTGATGGGATTCCCTTCTCTGAAAGGTAAAATATTAGTTTATCAGTACCTACTTCGAACCCATATCTTATAACTGGGGCAACTATCTCTTCCAAAATAAGCTGTACATATGGATTAATTTCTCTTGGTGTTCGGCTTGCTATAATTTCATCAATATCCACCTCTTCAAGTTCAACGGGACCGTTCAGCTTGTTACCTTTATCATCAAACTGGATAGCTGCCTTTCTGCCATCTTCGTTTACTTTCGTATTAATGTGATTATCTTGGTCTTTATAGACCCTGTACACTTTTCCATCTGATTCTTTTTTACTCATATTACCTCCGTCAAATTCAAATCTATGTATTTCTACATCCCAGCCATACAAGCTGGAATTTATTTGTCTGACATGCCGAAAATTATCTTCTTGGTTTTATTAATAATTGATTTTATAATATCCATTATCTGGCTTTCCGCATAATTTTTCTCAGGTACGTCCATTTGTATAATTTCTTTATTAACTACATGTTTATCATAAAATTTTTTTGCCCCATCAAATCTATCTTTAACCTCAGATGGCATATCTTCAATAATTTTATTTCCTGCCATTTTCCACAAATTATCCCATGTATCTTCATCACTTAATGAGCCATACATTTTTACCTCGAATCCATCTCCAACAATTTCATTATCTGCAATAATATATTCTAAATCATTTATCGGGGACAAAATCATAATATTTTTACCATACCTGTCAACCGCTACCATTGCCTCATATATAAAGTTTAAATTTGTTACCCATATTCCACATCCATTTTCTGTATCATAAATACATTCTGCTTTTGATAACTGAGCATTATAATCTATCCACTTTCTTCCAACATCGTCTCTCTCTATATTAGCTGGTTTCTCCAAATGATAGTACTTTATAAATAATTTGTTTTTTATCTGTGCCCCTAATTGGCCTCCATTCCCTTTATATTGTTTCAGTACTTCAATAAAATACCCATTTTTTGCTTCCTGCAACTGATTTTCTAATTTTTTATAAATTGGTTCCCATACAGAAAATTCACCACAGAAATCCAACTTATTTTTTTCCGAAATGTACACATCCTTTGCTTTCCCCAAATTAATACTAACTATTGCATATCCATCAAATACTCTGTATTTTCTTGTGGCAATTTTCAAACGAGTAATATATTTTTCGTTCGTAGTCAATTCTTCAAAATAATATTTACTCATTCCGCTTCTCCACAAATTCTTGTTTATCTTAATTACAACCTTCGAGATTTTTATAGGGTGTTGATTGAATTGCTATTGTTTATCTTGATCATTTCTTTGATTTCACTTATTTTATATGCGGGAACCTTGCTATGAATAATAAAGTGACAATTTGGGCAAACAGGAATTAAGTCTTGTATCGGGTCAACTTCATATTCTTCATTTACTTCACTCAAAGGTTTAATATGGTGAATGTGAATTTTATCTTTAAAGTTATCGCCAAAATGCTTTTGGAAGTTATATCCACATATACAACAAGTTGCTCCGTAATGCTCAATACATTTTTTTCGAGCGAAAGGATTTCTTTCATAAGCATTTACAGTTATCTGTTTTTTTGCACCCTCATAATGAATGTCTAATTCATCAGTGACATTCATATCCTGAATTGATATATAATTTAAGCCTAATTCTTCCATTGATTGAACTAATTCCGGACGTAATTGCCAATAGAAGCTACCTTTTGAAAATCCCTTTTCAACTGATTCCCCAATCAAGGGAATATTCCAAAATCCTATTTTCTCATTATCATCGTGTGTTTTTGGATATTCTATATCTGGATACATCCTTTGAATGCGTTTACCAAAATAGATCAATTGCCACGATAGTTGTTGGTAATGATCTACATTCAAGCATTCTGCAATTTGAGTTGCTGTTGCTTTACATTTAGGAAAAAGAATTAAGGTTTTAAATATTTTAATTACATCATCGTTTACTAATTCTTTATTATTTAATATAGATTTCCATAATATTTTGTCAATATCTATTGAATCGTTCCATAATTCCATATATCCCTCCTGGTAAATGACTTTATTTTTCTTAATTGATCCCTGGCATCAATATCGCATACTAAACATGTTGTCTGTTTCCAAAATGATTTATCCAATATTTCTACCGCCTTCAAGGCAACGTTAAATTCCTGTTTACTTTATTCAAGTATAGCATGAAAAAAGGAACTTTAAAACACTAATATTCCCCTGCCATCATATACACTCCCACTATTTTTCTCATTCCTGATCGCCCGGTCAAGTGCCATAATCGTTGCCACCGCACCATCAATTTTCTCCGTAGATTTTTCCTTATCCGGTTTAATATTTCCTGCCGGATCCTGCTTGATGAAAATATTATCCATCATCCATCGAAGTACCGGATGCCCGCCATGGGCAAGCCTCTGCTCCAAAGCCAGTTCCATCAGCCGCTTAGATGGCGGAGACATATCTTTATATCCCTGTCCAAATGGCACTACCGTAAATCCCATGCCCTCCAGGTTCTGCACCATCTGCACCGCACCCCATCGGTCAAAGGCAATCTCCATGATATGATATTTCATTCCCAGTTCTTCAATGAAGTTCTCAATAAATCCATAATGAATAACATTTCCTTCCGTAGTCTTCAGCTTCCCCTGTTTCTCCCACACATCATAAGGAACATGATCCCTTCGCACTCTAAGGTTCATATTCTCTTCCGGTATCCAGAAATATGGCAAAATAATATACTTCTCCTTATCACTTCTTGGAGGAAACACCAATACAAAAGCCGTGATATCTGTAGAACTGGAAAGGTCAAGACCGCCATAACACTCCCTTCCCATCAATTCCATTTCGTCCACTGCAAAAGCACAGGCATCCCATTTATCCATCTGCATCCACCTTGTAGACTGTTTCACCCACTGGTTCAAACGGAGCTGCCTGAAAATATTCTCCTCCGCAGCATTTTCTCTGGCACTGATATAGGCATTCCTTACCTTCTCCATATCTATCGTATGCCCCAGGGATGGGTTGGCTTTCAGCCATACCTCTTCCGAAGTCCAGTCTTCTTCATCGGCAGCTCCGTAAATCACCGGATAGAATGTCGAATCTATTTTCCTACCAAGCAGAATATCCTTGGCCTTCTGATGCTGTTCAAAGCAAACTGAATGTCGGTCATTACCTGCCGTAGTAATGAGAAAGAATAATGGCTGGGTTCTGGCATCTCCGGAACCTTTAGTCATGACATCGAACAGCTCCCTGTTTGGCTGGGCATGAAGTTCATCAAAAATAACTGCATGGACATTCAAACCGTGTTTGGTATAGGCTTCCGCTGACAGCACCTGATAAAAACTGTTCGTTGGTTTATATACCAGGCGTTTTACCGACATGACAGGCTTAATCCTCTTTTTCAAAGCCGGACACTGGTCAACCATATCCACCGCTACATCAAATACAATGGATGCCTGCTGCCTGTCAGAAGCACAGCCATAAACCTCTGCTCCCCACTCCCCGTCACCACAAGTCATGTAAAGGGCAACCGCTGCCGCCAGTTCTGATTTCCCATTTTTCTTTGGAATCTCCACATAAGCGGTATTGTACTGACGGTAGCCATTTTCCTTCACCGTTCCGTAAATATCACGGATAATCGTATCCTGCCAGGGAAGCAATTCAAAGGGAACGCCTCGCCATCTGCCTTTCGTGTGCTTAAGGCAGTTAATGAAATTAATCGCATGTTCTGCCCTGGACGCATCAACCATTATCTGCCACCGCCTTTCACCAGCAGCAGTTCCATCACATCACTTTCTTTATCCTCACCGCTGTCGGTTACAATCCTGCTTCTAGCAGATGGGGTTAAACCAAACTGCTCACAGAATTTATTCATGATTTTCAGATAGGTCTGGGCGATGGAAACCTGTGGCACCTGCTGCCAGTATCCGCTTGGTGTCTTGACGATAGTTCCATGCTGTGTAATAAACTCCTCCGCTTCCTTCCATCTGGCATATGCCTGGCAGTATCCGGAGAATGCAGCCATATCAATTTCCGTTAAAACACCCAGCTCTTCCAACTGCTTACACATCCGCTTCCATTCCTTCTTAGCCTCTTCCTCCAGCCATGCCGGACATCTTGGCGCCTTCTTCTTTGGCTTTGGCTCATTGGTATTCAGGTTTCGTTTTCCCGGATTTCCCTCAAGTACCTTGACTTCTGTTGGTTTTGGTTTTCTTCCTCTCTGTGCCACCGATTCCACCTCCTCTCCCAAAGCACACTTTTCATGTCAAAGAAAAAGACTTCCGAAGAAGTCGCTTTCCAGCATATCATCTTATTTTCATCAATTCCTAACTATCATTTCATTGGTTTTACTTAATCCTCCCCGAAAACCACATTCAGGCTTCGCTACTAGCTACCGCCTGTTCCAAAATGTTCAAAGGAAACCCAAACTTATCATAAGCCCGCTCTAGAATATCATAATATCCAATACTCGGCACTCCCAGCTTCCGTTTCTCATCCATGATGTATACCATAGCTATTTTCTTTTCTCCATTAAGTTCTACTTCCAAATCTTTCTTGTAATAAAAATCTGGATAGCCTTCATAACGATCCAAGCTTCTTTCATCTATCTCCTCAATCTCCCAAAGTAACACCGGAACCCTGCTTCCAGTTCTCGGCTCAATCGTGGCATAGGCTCCGGTCTTAGAACCTTTAAACAGTAATCTATATCCTTCTATCTCTAATTTCCCGACCAGCCTTGCTGTAGGACAACGGTAGGCCATCTGCCTTTCGTCCATGTTGCTTCCGTAAGCAATGTAGTATTTACCCATTTTTCATCTTTCCTTTCCATATGTAGTGAAGTTCCCCTTTTATTCCTTTAAGGGCAGCTATGCCGCCCAGCAGGTGCAAAAAGTTATCGTCATGCAATGTGCCTCCATGCAGAATTCCCTTCTAAATGCTTTAGGAAATGGAGCCTGCAAGTCTTAAACTCCTCCCCGATAAGTCCAAGCCGGAGCATCCAGCACCGAAATGCATATTTTTCATTATCAGTTTCTGTCTTTCTCGGAGAAGCCTTCTTTTGCGTCAGGGCTTGGTGGCTGACTGCCAGACAGAACTGTATGTACGCTTTCACTTCCCCTGCGTGGAGGGTGCTGTTGAAAAGCCGGAACTCCACCGTACCTTTGGTAAAGGTGGCATGGAGGTTTAGCCCATGGTAACGGGTGCTGTTATAATGCTGGTTTCGTCTGCTTAACGGATCCTCGCCGTACCAGAGATCTGCCAGTTTCTCCATAGTCTGGGGTTTCTTTTTATTGATAGTTTCAATCAACTCCCCGTTTACTTTCTTGCAGTACCAGAGCCTCTTAGAGTCAATCTGCAGTGCCTTGTAGAGAATATCCTCCTTGCTTGCCATGATATTCACGATATTGCGTAAGGTCTGGGGTGTGTAACTGCTGGCATCCACATGGATATGAATTCCGCATTTTTCGCTGATCAAGGCACCTTTGTGCCGAAGCTGCCGGATGATTTCCTGCAGATCCTCGATATCTTCGTAGGTAAGGATGGGACTGACTACCTCCGTTTTGTAGGTATCGTCTGCATCCACAATCCCTCCTCTCACCTTTTTCTTGGAAACGATGCTGGAGTCGTACATGGCATTCCAAGTCCTGCCCTTACTATCCCTGGCCTGGTATCTGCGGTAGGTATCCCCTCTGTAAATGATGCCTGTGCCGAAATAATCCGCAATAACCTGTGCCGCCTGTTCCCTTGTAATTCCCGTTACTTCAATCTCAATTCCGAATCTTTGTGTTTTCATATGCTATCGTCCTCCTGTGCTTTTTTGGTACTCTATTAATCACTCTAAAAGCACATTTTATCCAGACAATTCTCACCATAATGTACACAAAATTCTGATTCAAATCCCGCCGCAAATTGTGTGTTTTAGCGGCAGGATTCTCAGTTCCAACAAGTTTTACTGTTCTTCGGCTTCAGCCGCTTGGGCAGCCTTAGCAGTTTCCGCTCTCTGCTTATTACGGATTTTCGCCCGTTCGATTTCCTCCTGCGTCCGGAAAGCGGAATGTCCCTTCAAATTGGAAAGCAGAGCCTTCCTGATTTCCCTGCCGCCCTGCCCTCCAAATCCAAGTCTGAGCAGCCATACCCGCATGTAGTATTTTTCGTTTTCTTCAATGGTTTCCTTTGGATTCACTCTTTTGCTGGAAAGGGCTGCGGCACACATCATGGCGGCTAGATTTGTATAGGCTTTAAGGAAATTGGTATCATCGCTCATGGGGAATCCATCAAAAATAATGGCATCATCAGTGAAATAAAATCCTTTATTCTTCTTATTTCCCTGATGTTCATGAAGAAAATTCACGAACTCGCTTCTCTCTTCAAAATCCTTTTCTAAAAGTGCGGTAACAAACTCCTCATCCGCATGAAAGGTATTACTCCCAACAGACTTGTTTAGAAGATACTGTTTGCTGCGAACCATAAGTACCAGATTCTTCAAACTTAGTCCCGTATGTTCCTCAATAGGGATTTTAATTTCCACGCATTGTATCTCTTCTTCATATTCTGCCAGCCCCCGCAGCACCAATTCGGAAAATACCAATTCTCCCATTTTTTCATCTGCGACCGCCACCTCTGCTTCCCGGTTTACGGTGCATTCTCCAATCTGGTAGGCACAGCTTGGAACACCCAGGTACTTTGCCTTTTCTCCTATAATTTCAGAGACCGCTTTTACTACATCTTTTCTGTTTTCTGCATTTGTTTTAATCTTCATAAACTTCTACCTCCGTTTTTTTGGTACTACATAAATCACTCTAAACGGGTGTAAAGTCAAGACAATTCCCCATCTTTTACAAAGTTATTTTTATCCCCTAAAAATCTACTGATTCCAGAGCATAAGTCAAGGAAGGTTAGCTGTTTCATCGGCTTCACCTTCCTTTTTCAGTTCTGTATATTTCATTTTCCTGCCGCTGCGTATAACAAATATACCTTCTGTGGAACCAATCTGCTCCATATAACGATTCACTATCACATCTGCATATTTTTCGTCCAATTCAACCATGTAACAGATGCGGTTCGTCTGCTCACAGGCAATAAGCGTGGAGCCTGAACCACCGAATGGATCCAGCACAATGCAGTTGCTCATACAGGAATTCTGCACCGGATATGCCATTAATCCAACAGGCTTTGTCGTTGGGTGATACTGGGATTTGCTGGGGCGGTCAAATTCCCAGATGGTAGACTGCTTCCTATCAGAATACCAATTGTGCTTCCCACCCTTCTTCCAACCGAACAGTATCGGCTCATGCTGCCATTGGTAAGGGCTTCTGCCAAGAACCAGGCTCTGCTTCTTCCAGATACAGGTACCGGAAAGATAAAAACCAGCCGCCTTGAATGCCTTCCTGAAATTCAAGCCCTCCGTATCCGCATGGAATACATAAATGGATGCATCCTGCTCCATGCTCTGTTCCATGTTTACGAAAGCAGCAAAGAGGAAGTTATAGAAGGAATCGTTATCCATGTTATCATTCTTAATGCTTCCAGCCGTTCCTTCATAATTGACATTATAAGGCGGATCCGTTACCACAAGATTCGCTTTCCTGCCCTCCATCAATAAATCGTAGGTTTCAGGCAGGGTAGAATCACCGCAGACAAGGCGGTGCCTCCCAAGAAGCCATACGTCTCCCTGTTTTGCCACTGCAGGCTTCTGCAGCTCTGCTTCTACATCGAATTCATCCTCCGTAATCTTCTTATCATGTACGGAATTGAATAGCTGCTCAATCTCTGGCGGCTCAAAGCCAGTAAAAGCTATATCGAAATCGGAATCCTGTAAGTCTTTAATCAAATCCGCCAGCAGTTCCTTATTCCATTCGCCTGTAATTTTATTCAGGGCAATATTGAGTGCCTTTTCCTTCTGCTTATCTACAGAAACAACAATACAGTCAATCTCCTCATAACCCAGATCCTTTAGAACTGTCACCCTCTGATGTCCGCCAATAATGGTCATGTCCTCATTGACAATCACTGGCTCAACATAGCCAAACTCTGTAATAGAGTTCTTAATCTTCTCATACTCTTTATCGCCTGGCTTTAACTTTTTCCTCGGATTATAGCCAGCAGGAACCAATCTGTCTATTTTCAGTCGTTTAAATTCCATCTTCCTCTTCCTCCCAAAACCGATCTTTGATGTAGCAGTTATGGCTACAGTATTTACGTTTTTTGTTCCCATAAGAGTCAAATGCTTTTCCGCAATAGGAACAGGTTAGATGGTAGACAGCAGTCTCCTTCTTGTTCATGAATTCCGGATGTGCCTTCCACCATTCCCTGCGACACTTCTCTGAGCAGAATTTTTTGGGTCTGCCTGCGGAAGACTGATTGATTACTTTTCCACAGAAGATACATGCACAGCCATTTTGCATCTGCTCCCTGATATTTAGTTTGGTAACCACTCCATAACCTTCCAGCCCTTTGGACTTGCAGTAATTCCTTACAATATCCCTGGACAGTCCGAGCACCGAAGCAATTGCCCGGTAGCCCATGCCTTTCATCCGAAGTTCCCATATGGAAGCTGCCTGTACATCCGTCATCTTTCTCACCCTCTCCAATATAAAAAGAGCCGAAAACTATTGTTTTTTAATAGTTTTCCGGCTCTAAAATATAGAAAAAACTGTACTTTTTGGCAAAACAACAAGAAACTATTTTGCGAAAAACACAGTGCTTCAACTAATATTCCGAGGACATTTCCCCTGTATTGCCTATCCCCCTTGTTTAATTTTGCGAAAATTCACGTAAAGGGGGGCGGCGGTCTTCCGGTAACTGCTTCCTGGCGATTCGACTCCCCCACCCCGTCCGAATACTGTAAACTGCACAATACACGAAGGAAATCTTTGTATAAGTTATACCTCCGAATTAACTGGATAATCTCTGCCACACCCTTTAACATGGCACTACCAAAACAAATCTTAGGAGGTACTGCCTTATGAAAACAAAACAAATGAAAGTCTACGAGTCCTGGAACTCCAGTCACAAACGCAACCCTAAAATCTGTATGGAAGGCAAATGGTTAGAATCACTCGGCTTCCATATCGGTGACCAGATTCAGATATCCTACGAAGACAACCGCATCCAGATAACTTCTATTCCATCTATGGTTTGCGAAGCACCTGCTGACTATTCCACGAACCAAAAGATGAAGTAATTTCTCAATACCTATATTCTTGGTATCTATCGTCTGCCATCGTCTTCACATC